TGGTATTAACTTGTGTTCTCCTACGTATATAGTCATAAACGCGTCTATAACGTCGTTTAAAGAGGTATATTGATATTCACCTAAGTTCTTTTCTACAGTATCACCATAAGCATCGTTATTGCCGTAGTTTCCACCCGTAAGTGTTTTCAATTGGATAATTACATACCAGCCTTGAGGCATAGGACTAGGATCATCGAAGATGATAGCATTGTCTACTACTGAGTAACTGCCTTGATACTCATTGTATGTTTCAGGTAAACCAGTCTCGCTTATATATAACTTAAAGTTGTTTAACTGATACTCCGGACTATAAGGATCCCAAGATCCTAACACTAAAGGAGTGTCGAAAGTAGCTACTAAAGGAGTACTATCAAATTGAAATCTCTGCGATCCTGCGTAGTATTGTTGATTAGTTTCGGTTATTAAACCGCCATTTGGTATAGCCATGTCTTATAGTGTTTCTTTAATTGTTTCAGCTTGTGCTTGTTGCTGAGCTATTTGAATTATGTTAGGATCTTTAACTACAACCCCAGCGTAAAGAAGTATTCTATTTACGATGTTAGCCTGTTCAGATTTGTTTAATTCAAAATCAATAGATCCTGCTGCGTTATATCTATAGAACGTTTGTCCTGTAGGTACCGTGAAGTTCCATCTTACGTCCATAGGTTTTCGTAAGTAACTAACGGTTATGTCCGATGTAATAGTAGAAGGTACTACCTGAATCTTATTTGACTCAAATAAAAATACCGGATATGTATGTGTTGGTTTTGTTAAGGGATTACTGTTAACGTAAGCTAAATCGTTTCTTTGTATTAACTGTACTTCCTTCTCATCTTTGTAGAATACACTACCTAATTTGTAAAAGTTTTCTGGCTTTGCAGTAACTAGTACAACCGCTTGATTTGTAGGTGGTTGATTAAATACCAACGATGTATCTGATAATGAGTAAGAGCTTGAACTAGCTAAAGTTCCGTCTATGTAAACATATACATTGCTAGAGTCTATTTGCTCTGGTGTTATTGTTGTAAATTGAAATGCAGCTGTTGCTCCATCTCCTGTGAAGTTTTGTGTATACACTGTTGAATCATCTGCAACAGGTAATGTAAACCTGCCATCTCCAGTATTGAAGGTGCAAGTTCCGTATTCTTTAAATACAGATATATCATGGCCGGTGTTTTTAATTCTATCACCGTATTCAGTTACATTATCGGGTTTACGAACTTGAAGATCAAGTATGTTAAAATATTCTTCGAATATTTGTAATTGTACTTGCGTTGCTACTTTATTAAATTCGTCAGGGGTTAGCATACCTCTCTGTTCTTTGTTTAATATAAGCAACACAGTTCTATAAACTGTATTTACATTTATTGCCATTGTATTTTTTTTTATATATTATTAACCGGACTCAGCTACGAATCCGGTTAATATAGTCTACTTATTATAATTACATAGTTTTACAAAAAACTACTAATTAAAACTTCTTTTCTATAGATCTGAAAACTTCCATACCTTCATCTGTCTTGAAGTATGCAGCCATTGCTGAATATGGGTTTTCATCAAAAGGAACATTCATCAGCTTTCTACCTGTCGATGTCCATGAAAAAGTTCTTTGATCTTGAGATAAACTTAAGATGTTTGCTTCTGTAGCTTTAATTGCAACGTTACGTAAATGTACGTTATCATCATTAGCTAATTCTAAAAACAACTGTGGGTTTCGTCTAGCGAATAATCTAAGATCTCTTTTGATTTCCTTAGAGCTTAAGTTATTAACCTTACTTCCTACCTCAACTCTCAATATAGCTTCTGCTTCGTCAATCTCCATTTCTCTCGCTATAATCGCTGCATCAACTTGCATGTCTAATACATCGATATCATCTTCAGCTTCTTCTACAGAATCATACTCTTCATATATACGACCTTTTAATGGGTGATATAAAGATAATAGTTTCTGAAGGTTTTGCTTTTGTTTAGGTACTGTAAGTACTCCTTCTCTAAATACAATATGCCCTAAAGTTGCTTCTCCTTGTTGTTCTGATTTGAACGGTGAAGCGTGGTTAGTTGCATATCTAATTTCTTTTTGTACACCAGTTTCTTCGTCAAAATATAATAATGAATGCTTAGACGTATGTTTGCCTGGTATTGTATGAGTTAAAGGTGATGCATCATTTCGTAAGAAATATACTCTATCCTTAATTTCCCATTCTGGTTTTGTTGGTAACACAGGTGCTTGCTTAGTTGGTTTAACTGTTTCAGCAACTGTCTCTACTGTTTCTACTTGTACTGGTAACCCATCTGTAATAGGTTCCTTAACTGCAGCTTTCTTTTTAGCTGCTGGTTTTTTATTTGCCATAATATAATATAATTAAATAGTTAAAAGAATAATAATTACCCCCGTCATTACAACGAGGGTAAGAATTACATTTGAAATCCTTAGATTCCTTTGAATAATACGAAGTTATTAGCTCCTTGAGTAATTAAACATCTTTCAGATAAGAAGTTAATTTCCATTGCATCAAGAGTTGAAGACTGTGCTCCACCTACTGATCCAGTTACCCATTGCTTCATTTTTCTGTCATCAGTTTGAGAAGCTCTGTATCGTACGTGCAAGAATGGACGACGAATGTTAGTTCCTAAAACTTGATCGTAAACAGTTGAAGTTCCAGCAGGTACTAAAACACCTTCGATAGAAGATACTCCGTCGATAGCTCCACGAGTAGATGCATCGTTTAAGTATTTCCAATCAGTTTTGTAGAAATCGTAAGATCCTCTACGGAAACCACTGAATCCTAAGTTTAATGCCATGTCAGAAGAGTTATCGAATAAACCATAAGCAGCTCCAGCTCCAGCGTTTCCACCGTTTAAGCCAGCTAACATATCATCAAAATCAAGAGATGTTTGTCTGTTGTTGAATAACATGTTCTCCTCTACAGCACCTTGAGTATCAAGATTCTTAAGGATTGCATCAAATTCATCAAGACCATCTGCAGCAGTGAATCCTGTTTCAACATTTCCACGTTCAGCGATAGCAGCAAATAAACCTTGCGTACCTGGCTGAGTTAATGGGTTAAGAGTTGATTCATTACGCTCACCTTCTACCATTGCCATTTCTAAATAATCGTCGAAACGTAATTTAGTTTCAGAAGCAGCTTTCAAATACCATAAGTATCCGTCAGTTCCATCTTCAGTTGCAACGTTTACCCATCCAATCTGTGCAGTATCTGATCCAGATACAACATACTGATCTCTAATAATGATAGGAGAGTTAGAATACTGAGTTAATACAGGGTTGATAGAGTTACGTGCAGCTGAGTTACCAGGTCCACCAGCTTCTAAGCTAGTTCCTTTAGAGTAATCAGATCCGTAAACAAATACTTTCAATCCATCAGCAGCAAATCCTTGAGTTGTCAAAGAAGTACCAGCGAAAGGCTGAATAGTAATTGATCCTGCAGCTCCAAGTGTAGATGCAGTTACGATACCTTTAGCTTCTAATCCAGCTGGATCTAATACTACTACTGTATCGTTTACAGAGATTACGTTTTGTACTCCTGCTGTAGCAGCTGGGTTGATATCAATAACTGATAAAGTTCCAGCTCCGTCAACTTGTTCTACTCCACTGTAAGAGATGTGTAATCTGTTTTGCTCAGACCAAATAACTTGATCAGAAGACATTGGCATTTCAGCTCCTACCATCTTTAAGAATCCGTTTAACGTTCTGTTTCCGTAACGCTCTACTTCAGCTTCGTAGATTTCTGGTAAGTACTGCTGTGCAAAGTCAGCAAAGTTGTCAGGAATTCCTGCGGCTCCGCCGTTATCGTTCCATTGTAAATAGTTTGTCGCAAGTGCTTGCGTAGTTTGTGTTGGGATTAAACTCCCAAAATCTGGTGTAATTGCCATCTTTAATTATTTTTAAAATTTTTTAAGTTTAAGTTTTGAAGAATTTCCACCACTGATTCCCTTTATTGTCCATTTACCCATTTTGACATCTCCTTTAGGAGCAGCTTGACGGGCTTCCGTAGATACGTTGTTAGACTTATTGGTTATCTCTCTAATTGCATCAGCTCTACCTTGCTCATAAAAATGGTTTGCCATTTTGTCAGGGTTGCTTGCTGCATATAAAGCTTTGTGATAACCTGCTGTATCTTCAACAGCACCGCCTTCACCAGTAAACTTACTGATAAAATTGCTTATGTCCTGTTGTCTTTCAGACACCTTCTCCACGTTTGGAACACTCATTCTAAATGTTTTATCTCCTACATTAAAATCGAAACCTTCGAATTCCTGTGAAAATAATCGTTTAGTGTTTGCTTTAAACGTTTCCTGGTTTTTAGAAACTATTGCTTCATTCTTCTTGAATTTATTGAAAAAACTCTCGGCCTCAGATACACCAGAATTACTTTCCGACTTCAACTTGATGTCATCATAGTACTTATTCTTTGTTTCTTCTAAGAACGCTTTAGCTTTCGCAACTTCTTCTTTGTACGCAATCTTTTTCTTGCGTATGTCTTTATCCTCGTCTATGTCTTCATCGAACGCAAAGTTATCGTTGATAACAAAGTCAATCTCTTCTGCACTAAGATGAGGCTTAGTATTTTTATAATATTCTCTTACGAGTACGTTTTTATCAACATCGTCGTAATTAGTATTTAATCTTACGTAATCTTGTATGTCACCACCTGTGTCTCTCATGAAGTCAATTAACTTCTCAATGTTTTCAGGTAAGGCTGGTTGTACGGGTGCAGGCTCAGCTACCGGTTGTTCTGCAACAACTTCTTCCTTTACAACTTCGGTTAATGTAGGTGTTTCTTCAACAACCTCTTCAACAACCTCTTCAACAACCTCTTCAGGCTCTGATGGTATAACCACCTTAGCAATATCTGGCTCTGTACTCTTTTGCTTAAGTACAACCTTAGGTATTTCTTCCTTCGTGTTAATTAACGGCTCTTTTAGAGCTGCCCGTTTTTGTTCGTCTGTTTGAATAACCTCAGGCTTTTTCTTTTTTTGGATCTTAAAAGTCCCTTCTGTTTTTTCCATAAAATAATATATAATTGTTTAAATAATTCTAATCAACATCAAATGAACTTAATCCAAATCCACTCATGCTATCATTGCCTTGTGATTCAAAGTTTTGAGGTTCACCACCTGTTTCTCTTTGCTTAATCATCTTGCTTTGTTGAGTAGCTTGTATTTTTGTTCTCTGATCTTTTCTGTCTTCGGCTTGAGCTTGCTTTTTATCTTCAGCAGCTCCTTTACCTTGTGCTAATTGCATGTTATACTCAAATTCTTTTGCCATAAGCATTTCTTTCATCTGAGCTTCCATTTGCATTCTTTGTATCTCAAAGTCTGCTTTAGCTTTTTCAATTGCTATCTTTTCAGCTGTTAATGCTTGTTGCTTTTGAACTTCTTGCATTGCAATCTGTTCTTGTGCTTGTGCATTCGCTTGTGCTTGAGCCTGTGCTTGTGCAGCTTGAGCTTCTTGCATTGCCTTTTCTTTACGCTGACGCTTTAACTTTAGCATTTGATTAGCTAACTGTATATTCTTGATATTTCTAATATCAATTGCATCTTCAATATCTATACCACCTTGTTGTAACGATGTATTAATATTGTTTGTTAACTCTGCTTTTTCCTCTTCGTCGGGTTCCAACTCTAAAAATAAACCAAAATCATATAGATTAGCATTCGCTAATTCTCTTAAGGTTTCTACGTTTACAGCTGAGATAGAATTCTTTAACGAATTTTCAGTTAATGGATTAGCTAATACATCTGTTATCTTTAATGAAACAATCTCTGCTGTTCGTAAAGTTAAAAACAATGATGCCTTTAATATATGATTTGT